GTCCAAGGTCTAGAAGTACCCGGCCACGATTATATTGAATTCAGCCCCGCAGCCACCCCAGCCACTGGAAGCCAAGACGTAATCTTCAAACTCGGCGGTGCCGCTGGAACGACTGTCGCCACGCTTACACTTACTTACAGCAGCGGAAATCTAGTCAGCGTTGCTAAAAGCTAGTCATGAGCTATAAGTTCAACCCATTCACCGGCACCCTCGACGAAGTAGGAGCAGGCGGCGGCGCTGCCACTCCTGGTGGTGCGGACACCCAGGTTCAATTTAACGATGGTGGAGCACTTGGCGGTGACGCGGGTCTTACCTATAACAAAACGACTGACAAGCTTACTGTTGCCGGTGACATTGATCTAGACGACGGCGGAACATTTAGCACCACGTTGCAGGCGGTAACACCAACAGCTAACCGGACAGTCTCGATTCCTGATGCCACTGGAACGATTGGTCTGGTCAATGGCCCTACTGGCAGCATCCAGTTTAATCAAGCGGGTGCATTAAACGGAACCAGTGATTTCAGCACAAGTTTAGTTTGGAACAATGCAACAACAACGTTTACGGGGCTGAAGTTAAATGTAACTGATACCGCCAGTGCTGCTGATAGCAAGCTGCTTGATTTACAGGTCGGTGGAACGTCAAAAATCACCGCTGGCAGCACTGCGGGAAACAGCACCCTCTCTATCGGAGCTGCTGGCACTGGCTATCTAAAACTAACCCCTACAACAGTTAGCGCATTAATTGCAGCTGCAACTGTTGGTGCAGGTACTAAAGCTTTTGTGACGGACTCGACCAGCACGCTTAGTGCTCACCACGGGCAAGCTGTTGTCGGCGGTGGTAGTAATTTTGTGCCGGTCTTTAGCGACGGCACCAACTGGATCGTCGGCTGATGACATCCTCTTCAAACTTCGCTTCCGATCGAACCATGGACACGCTTTCTCTGACACTGACCAACACCCGCGTTATTGACGGGTTGATCTTTGCCGCTAATTCTGTTGGCAAAACACCTGAAGCTTATGCTGAATGGGTATTAGACAACGACGGCTATCGCTATGCCGACGCTAACTTTTATGGTGTCGTAACAAGTGCAGGATTCTTTGCACGTTTTACACCAACTGAATATGCAGCGGTGCTTGCAGCTTCTGTCGATACGGTAGAAGTACCAGAGAAGATTGGCGGTGTTCCAACTGAGGAACAATACGATGCATACCAAGCAGCAGTTCTTCAGTATTCAATACTGGAGAATCCTACAGCTGAAGAAACTGCAACGTATGAAGCAGCAGTTGAGGCTTATCGCGTTGCTAGCACTGCTGAAAACCAAGCCGAGGTTGATGCAGCCGAAGCGCAGAATGCAGCCGCTAATGCAGTGAAAGCACTGCTTGATGAACTAACAGCAGCTGAAAAAGTAGCACTTGATGATCAACGTGTTACGGATGGTCTTGCACTGTTAGTCAGCATGGAATTACTTGCACCTGGACGACCAGCTGAAATTACTGCGTATGAGCGCCCATTTCCTGAGGTGAGCTGATGACACTTGTCTGGAAGTCAGGGCTCAATCTTCAGTCCCCAGCGTCTAATGATCCGTTGCTGGACCTTAATACACAACCAAGTCTTGACCTGCAGTTTGCTACAGGCAAGACACTTGATGATCGAGTTAGCGGCTTCCCATTAGTCAATCATCAACGTGATGCTAGTAGCGGTAAAAGTGCTGGCACGTATGTCGGTAGTGATGGGTTGATTAAGACCAGTCCGGTTAATTTGCTTACTTATAGTGAGCAGTTTGATCAGTGGACTATAGGAAATAACTCCAGTGTTACTCCTAACCAGTCGGTGGCTCCTGACGGAACAAACACTGCTGACCGAGTGCAGCACATAGGCTTAGGGTCATCATGGGTTGGTCAGAATGTATTAACCATTGGTACTGAATACACTGCAACTGTTTATGCAAAGGCTGTAACACCTGGGACAAACGATCAATTTACTTTCAGCATTGGGGGCAATGTCATCAGTGATACCAAGACATCTACATCTGAATGGCAACGTTTTACGTGGACCGCTACAGCAACCACAGGCACTTTTTACATAAACAATGCAGATGATAGTTTTAACACTGATGTTTACTTCTGGGGAGCCCAACTAGAAGAGGGCTCCACAGTCAACACCTATGTCACCACCACTAACCTCCCATCAGGAGCACCACGCTTTGATCATGACCCAGCGACTGGTGAAAGTCTGGGGTTGTTGATTGAAGAGAGTAGGACTAACGATGCCTTCTACAGCAACGACTTCACACAATGGGTGACCACAGCCACTGGAGGAGTAAACCCTGCGCCCGTTCTAGTGCCAGCAAGTGGCGTATCTCCTAGCGGCTTAACTGACGCTACTGAAATAACCTACCCCGCTGTTAGCGTTGCAAATTCCTATTCAATTATTTACCTAAGACCCGGCACAAGTGGTAACACTCAATACGTCTTTAGTGCCTACTTAAAAGGTACTGTTGGCGGCGAGACGATCTATTTAATGTCTTCACCGGATGGAGTCAGCTGGGCTAGTCAGAGTTTTACTTTGACAACTGATTGGGAGCGATGCGTATTTCCCCACACGACTCTAGGTACCAACTCTTACTTCCAAATAGGTGTTGACTTAAGGGATGGTGCTCAGTCAGGGCAGCCTGCTCAAGTGATTAGCGTCTGGGGAGCCCAAGTAGAAGAAGGTTCCTTCCCAACCTCCTACATCCCCACCACCGGCACAATTGTAACCCGTGCTGCTGATGTGGCGAGTATTACTGGGACTAACTTTAGCAGCTGGTATAACCAAAGTGAGGGGACGGTGTTTGCTGAGGCCACTGGAGAAGGGGCACGGATAGTTGGAATAAATGATGGGACAAGTTCTAATAGACACGAGATTTTTCTGTCTCCGGGCAATGTGTCTTGCTATCAGGTAAGAGCTGGTATCAATGAAGTAAATATTCCCAAACCAAAAGAAAGCAAAAGCAGCTTTGCATATAAAACAAATGATTATTCATTTACATCAGGAGGAAGTTCTGTGGTCACTGACACATCAGCTACGCCACCGACTGTTGATCAAATGAACATCGGATGCTGGTTCGACGACACAGCACAACTAAACGGCCACATCTCCCGCCTTGCGTATTACCCCTACCGCTTGGCTGATGCCACTTTACAGGAGATCACATCATGAGTTGGATTATTACTAAGGATCAGGTCAGCCCTCCTGGCGATGCTGCGATCACTTATGGCATCACAAATGCTGGCGGTGTTTTTAACTTAAGGTCTACAGGCACTGTTGATTACGAAGCTGAATGGGGCGATGGTAATGTTGAGATAAGCACGCTTAACACGTTACCTCATACTTATACGGCTGGTGATTATGATTTGGTTGTTTATAGTGATGGGGTTTATAGGCCGTACTTTAATAACGTAACCGCTGATGTAAGTCAGATTACTTCTGTTGCTATTGGTAGTGGAGCTGATTTAGGAACGAACCTAGATTCCGCTTGGTACGGTGCAAGCAACATGACGACGTTTACTTTTCCGTTTGATGTGACAAGTTCGGTTACAACCTTTAATCGAGCTTGGCAAAACTGCATCAACCTAACTAGTTTCCCATTATTGGATACTTCTAATGGTACAAACTTTATTAGCGCTTGGTACAACTGCAACAGCTTAACAAGCTTCCCATTATTAAATACGTCTAGTGGTACAAACTTTATTAGCGCTTGGTACAACTGCAACAGCTTAACAAGCTTCCCATTATTAAATACTTCTAGTGGTACAAACTTTAATTACACTTGGCAAAACTGCTCCAGCCTAACCACTTTCCCATTATTAAATACTTCTAGTGGCGCAACCTTTTCTTACGCTTGGTACAGCTGCTCCAGCCTAACCAGCTTCCCATTGTTAAATACGTCTAGTGGTACAAACTTTAATAGCGCTTGGCGCAACTGCTCCAGCCTAACTAGCTTCCCATTATTGGATACTTCTAGTGGTGCAGACTTTGGTTATACTTGGCGCGACTGCTCCAACCTAACCAGCTTCCCATTATTGGATACTTCTATCGGCACAAACTTTAATCAAACTTGGTACAACTGCAACAGCCTAACTAGTTTCCCATTATTAAATACGTCTAGTGGTACAAGCTTTAATTACACTTGGCTCAACTGCTCCAGCCTAACCAGCTTCCCATTATTGGATACTTCTAGTGGTACAAGCTTCCCTAACACTTGGCGCGGCTGCATCGGCTTAACAAGCTTCCCATTATTAAATACTTCTAGTGGTACAAACTTTAATTACACTTGGCAAAACTGCACCAGCCTAACTAGCTTCCCATTATTAAATACGTCTAGTGGTACAAACTTTAATTACACTTGGCAAAACTGCACCAGCCTAACTAGCTTCCCATTATTAAATACGTCTAGTGGTACAAACTTTAGTAACGCTTGGCAAGGCTGCACCAGCCTAGCCAGTTTCCCTGCCAACATGTTTGACACAACGGGAACACTTATTGCTACTGCTTTTAGTAGCGCTTGGTTCGGCTGTGCCCTAACTGCTCAATCAATGGAAAACATCCTTGTCAGTCTAGATACTAACGGTGCTACTGGTATAACACTTAGTATCGCCGGTGGCACTAACGCAGGTAAGTCAACCTGGACTGCTGCTGCTAACACTGCCTACAATAACCTTATCGCAAAAGGTTGGACCATTTACTTCAACGCTTAATTAACTGTGGCACCATTCACTGAAGACCTAAGTATATTTTTAAGCACATCAGATTTTGCGGTGCCAGTTGTTGCTGGTGCAATTTCAGGACTAGGCATTCTAGATATGCCTTCAGAAATTATTGCTGATGGAGTTGTGCTTACGACTGACTACAAGCTTACTTGTGAGTCTTCAAAATTCAAGAACCTGCTTCACAGCGATGCGATAACGGTGGACGGCGTAAACTACACCGTAAGAAGCGCAGCCTTAATTGATGATGGTGCGTTTTGTGAAGTCATGTTGATGAAAAACTAATGGCCACTAGACGCGAGCAAATCTTGGCCCAGATTGCCACAACACTGGCCAGCACCGCTGGCGTTAGCGGAAGGGTGTATCGGTCGAGGGTTACAGCGGCTGCAAGGGCTGAGACTCCGATGATCGTGATCGAGCCAGTGAATGATGTTGCTCAACAGCAGACTTCTTTGCCAAAGCTTGACTGGACAATGCGGGTGAGAGTCGTTGTGATTACTAGGTCAACAACTCCCTATACAGATGCAGATTCGGTAATCGAATCGATGCATTCCAAGCTTATGGCTGATTTGACTATTGGGGGTTATGCGATTGATGTGCAGCCTGTTTTGACAAGCTTTGAGTTTCTTGATGCAGACCAACCTGCTGGCGTGTTTTCTAATGAGTACGACGTCAAATACAGAACATCAGTAGCAGACCTTACTGTCTACTAAGGTTTAAGCAGTTGCAAGGATTACGATGAAAGACGAGTACAGCGGTCAAGGTGGGTCGTATCTTCTCGATCCAGAAACCGGAAAACGCACTCTGATTAAGCGAACACTTCCCGCCGACCCCCCACAAGAAAATGGCACCACTTCTTCTACGCAAACGACTGATTCTGATCGAAACGGAGTCCAGTTACGGAGTCGATCCGACTCCAACCGGAACCGACGCGGTTTTGGTGAGGGATCTGAACATCACCCCGCAGCAAAGTGAAGTTGTTGGACGTGATTTAATCCGTCCTTACTTAGGCGCTTCTGAACAGTTGCTGGCTAACACTCGCGTTGAATGTACTTTCAGCGTTGAGTTAGCGGGGTCTGGCACTGCTGGCACCGCGCCTCAGTACGGTAAGGCACTGCAGGCTTGTGGCCTTAGTGAAACTGTTGCTGCTGGTACGTCAGTAACGTATGCGCCAGTAAGCTCATCTTTCAGTTCAGTCACTATTCACTACAACATCGATGGTGTTCGCCACAAGGTGACTGGTGCCAGAGGAACATTCACCTTGAATGGATCCGTGGGAGAAATTCCAACCATCGATTTCACGATGACGGGTATCTACAACGCTCCTGATGATTCAGCACTGCCGAGCGTTACTTACGCAAACCAAGCGACACCGCTGATCTTCAAGAACGGCAACACAGACACCTTCTCCTTGCTTTCTTACTCTGGCTGCCTGCAGTCAATTAGTTTTGACATCGGCAACTCTGTTGTTTACCGCGAGCTGATTGGATGCAACAAGGAAGTGATCATTACTGATCGCCAAGCCAGCGGAAGCGTGAGTATGGAGATGATTTCGATTGCCACGAAGGATTATTTCACTGCTGCACTGACTGACAGTGCGCTGGGCAACCTCACGTTCCAGCACGGCACAACCGCAGGGAACATTGTTGATTTTGCTAGTACCCGGATCGACATTGGAGACGTGAGCTACGGGGATCAAGACGGCATTGCGATGCTGAACATCCCATACACCGCGATCCCATCAACGGCAGGGAACGATGAGATGACGCTCGTGTATAGTTGATCCGAGGGAGCCAAGGCCCTTAGTGGAACCATGGCCGTGTTGGAGAGCACGGCCTTTTTTGTTGCTGTAAGCTAATTACAGTTAAACTTGCTCGATGGCTTTCGTTCGCAAAAAGGTCAAGACTTTTAAATGGCCTGTAACAGTAGAAGAGCCCGCTGATGGCGGAGTGTTTGATGAATCCAGCTTTGACGCAGTATTCAAAAGAGTTCCACGGTCTGAGTTCCAGAAGCTTGCAGACAAAGGCGACCTTGAGCTGCTAAAAGCTGTCATGACTGGATGGGAAGGTATCGAGGACGAAGATGGGAAGCCGTTGCCGTTTTCCCAGACAGCAATGAAAGAATTTGCTGATGATCCTTATTGGATTCGTGGCGTCCTGAAGGCATATACGGAAACTTTTGAAGGCGCAAAACTGGGAAACTAAAAGATGCCGTCAAGTATTGGGCGAATGGCGGCAAAAAAATAGAAGACAAAAGTGAAGATGACGCAGCGGCATTTGGTTTGAAGCCGTTGCGTCAGACGGCTCCTAAAGAGGAGCATTTTGAGGTGTGGGAAGAAAATTGGGATGTGTTAATGATGTTCTTGCGGATGCAAACGCAATGGACCGTCACGATGGGAGGTTACGTTGGTTTGAAATATGAGGTTTTGCTAGGTGCGTCAGGACTGATGTCCCTTTATGATGTAGAGAATCCCCGTGAGATGCTGGAGAGCCTTCAAGTAATGGAAGCTGCTGCACTCTCTGAGCTGAACAAGAAAGATGCCAAGTAAGACTGTTCAACCAATAGCCATTGAGCTTGGCATTAAAGGTGGCGAAAAACTTGCAGCATTAAACAGATCATTCCGAGATTTATCGAAGCAGACAAAATTGTCTGATCGAGATATTAATCAAGCGACCAAAGATATTGTTAAGTTTGCCAAAGAGGTCGGGAATAGCGAAGCGACAATAAAAGGTCAAATCAAGGCGTTTGAAGGCTTGCGCGAACAGGCCGCTATGGGCGGCAAGGTTTATCGCGAGCTTGGTGTAAGCATCGGCAATCTTAAGTCAACCCTTCGTGGGTCATCTGAGGCTGTCGAGCGCAAAAGGTTAAGTCTTGTAAATCTAGGCTCTGCCTCGAAGAACAGCGCGAAAGATCTGCAGTATGCAATTACTCAGCTTGAAAAATTAAGATCAAAAGTAAGAGAAGATTCTGTTGCGTTTTTGCAGCTTGGCAAAGATATTAAAAACCTGAACGTCAGTCTGAAAGAGGTGGAGATCAGTTCTGGTAAGGCGCGTTTTGCAATAAACACGATTATCTCCGCCAAGCCGGAAAAAATTACTGGACAGATTGAAAAACTCAACGCTTCGATTGCCAGCGGAACCCTTAATGCGGAAGATCTGAACGTAGCATTGCGCAAGCTTGAACTATTAAGGGTCGGCGCTGAAAGAGGACCAATTGCGTTTCGGACGAACGTGTTCTCTTCTGAGCTTGGCGTTGATTACTTCGCTCGACTAAAGAAAGAATACGGCGATCTTGAAAAAACTCAAGCGACAATCTCTCAAAGGATCTCCGAAGTCAACAAAGAGCTTACAAACGTAACTGGATACGAGCGCCGTCGAGCTTTGACCGTTGAACTTATTCAGCTAAATAAAGATTTACAAAATGCAATTGTCAACGTAACCACCAAGGAACAGTTCCAAGCAATGGCCATCCGTCAGCGAATGGGTGGCGCTCGCGAGTCGTATTCCCAGTCTGGCTTTGGCGCGTTTTCTGCCAGTATCCGCCAGAGATCTGCTGCCGGTGAATTTACGCCTGGGATGCAGCGAGCAAAAGAAAGAGCAAGAAATCAGATTGTTGATGAAGGTGCAGTTACCGAGGCAACTGAATTATTCCAGCTTTGGTCTGAGGCTTACGAGAAGATCGAAGGAGCTGCGAGAAATCACAAGAGCGAAATGCTTCGCATTCAGACCGAAAAAAACAAACTTTTAATAGAACAGCAAGACGTTGCGAGCGGTGAATTGATAAGTAAAAACGCTGAAGCTTTTGACAAGGAACTTGCGCTCTTTGACCAAAAACTTGCATCAAGGGATAGGGGCAGGCAAAGAACTAGTGCTATAAAGTCGATGCTTGGCTTAAGTGGAGTGGATTTAAGTCCGCTTTACGAAGGCATTGTCGGGATTGGATCCTCTAGGCAAAAAGGACAGCAGGCAAGAATGGGGCGCACTTCTCAGGGCGCTTTATCGGACATTATCAACGTATTCAATAGCGACCTGGAGAGAACAGGTGACGGTTTTCTGGATTCGGAAAAGAAGCTTAGAGAGTCTGCGATTGAGTTTGCTGGAGGTTCAAAAAAAGTTCGTCAAAGATTTGAAAAAATAGCTTTAGGGAAAACCCCTGTAAGCATGTTCCCTCAAACTGGGGAGTCATCCTCTCAGTATAAAAAACGCCTAGAAGGCTTTTCTTTAGGCATAAAATCTTTTATTGATAACTTGAAAAAAACTGGAAACGGATTTCTTGAATCTGAAAAAAGCCTTAGGGATGCAGCTATTAAGTTTTCGGGTGATAGTCGTGATGTGTCGGAAGCCTTTAGGAATGTCCCTCTAGGGAAAACGCCTACATCGATGTTGCCTGGGTCAAAAGAAACTCCTGCTTCCTATGTTGACAGGATTCGCGGTTTTTCGGATCCAAAAGTCCCAGAATTCTCAAGTTTTAGAAAAGGCACTATTCGAGAGCTTAATCTGGTCAAGCAGTCTCTTGAAGAACTTAGACTGGATCTTGACCCACTAGCTGTTACAGCGAAAGAAACAGAAAGGAAAATCACAAAGAGCATTAGGAACGTAGACAAAGAGCTTGAAAAACGCAATCGCACTCGCGGGAGGTTCTCCCCTGGCAAGGCCGCCCAGGTTGCTGGTGCAACGATCTCGGGCGGTATTTTCGGCGGACCTGAGGGGTTTCTTGGTGGCGCAATTGGTGGCGCAATTGGTGGTGTTGGCGGGTCTTTTGCTGGTGCTGCACTTGGCGCTCAGGTAGGTCAGCTCAGGCAGCAGCTTGGTGGGTTTGCTGAGTATGCGGCGACTATTAAGAGATTGAAGATCGCCCTAGAAGGAATTACAGAAGTCCAAGGCGATGCGGTTGCAAGTCAAAATAGTTATGCAAGAGCTGTAGCCGCCGCCGCCGATGTCACGAAACAGTTAAATGTTCCACAAGAAATTGCTATCAGGGGAATTACTCGACTTACCGCAGCCGTAAAAGGCGCTGGCGGAGGTGTTGCTGATGCGGAGCTTGCGTTTAAGAATATCACTGCTGCTATTACGGCCACTGGCGGCGGAGCAGAACAAGTTGAAGGAGCCGTAACTGCGCTCGTTCAGATTT